TTAATTTAATATATAATGATACCATACACCAGGCAGTTTGTCAAGGGGTATATGACTATAGGCCAGTAAGCATATCTCTTGCTTCTTCTGGAGAAGTACCGAAGTCATCACCAAACGTTGTGTCCTCGGATATCTTTCCACTAGGAAATCTAATCTTACACGCTATCGTACCTGTTTGCCCAGACCTATTCTTTACTATGTTTAGATTGTAAGCATCTGTGAACCCACCTGTGTTCTCATCCTTAGGTCTCTCTATCCTAAGAGCCAAGTCTGCTATCTGACCTATCTCTCCTGCTCCCTTAAAGCCATACACGTCACCTGCAGCCCCGCTCTGAGATGCATTACTTACCTGTGACAGTAGCACCATGCAGATTCCAAGCTCCTTTGCTATCTCTTGTAGTCTTGTTGATACACGGCTTATGGTGTCATAAGAACTCTTAGACCCTTTTACCTGTACTAATTGTATGAAATCCAAGAATAGGACATCTATCTTCTTACTTGCATTTTGCACTTTAACTGACCTTACGATATCTTCTAGCTCGTATGTAGAATCCATAATCTCTAGGTATCCCTCGTCTATTTGTTTACCAATTATATCTACCTGCCCCTCAACCACATCCTTGTTTGCAGTCTTAGCTAGTGTATAAACACCTAGGTCAAGTCTCTCGCCTATCAGTCTGTCTATGATGTCTTCCTTTGTCATCTCAAGTGTAACAACGCAGGCTCTTTTCTTCTTTTTAAGTAGACTGTTTACTAGGTTTGTCATGAAGAACGTCTTACCAAAGGCATTATAACCACCTACTATCCAAACCTTAGATGGCCTAAGCCCACTTGTTACATCATCAAGACCAGCTATCCCAGTAGATATCCCTAACAAACCACTGTTTGCAAGCTCTCTCTTCTCTTTTAAGGAGTTCAAATAGTTCTCCTTGATTCCAGTAGACGGTGTTACTGCACTTGAGAATTTGTACTCAATTGCCTCTTCGTATTTCTCGTCTTTCATTAGCTCTTTAAACTTATCCCCTCTGAATTCGTCTACGTATTCTAATACATCCTTCTCCTGTATCCATGACTTACTGTTCCTCACCTCAGATGAGAAGTCTGCAGCGTCAGAGGAGCTCATACCAGCTAGGTCTCTTAACTCTAGTAGGTTATCAGGAGAGTACTTATACCCACTCTTTAACACTTTGAAGATACCTCTATCTCTACCATAGTCAAACATATCTTCCTCTAAAAGGGTAATGAATTCTGGCTTATACCCCCTGTTTATTAACCCACATAACAACTCTGTTGATTTACTGTCTGTCATATTATTCCTTCTTTTTATTTAAATATTGTACTTGCTTCTCAACCGTTAAACTACCACTCTTAACACCTCTTCTAATCCAACCCCTGGCAAATGCCTTGTAGTCCTTGTACTTCTTCCCAGTAGACTTCAACCAATCAGTCATAGTCTCGAGCTCTCCACTTATAACAGATATGTTAATACTAAACTTATCCGAGAGTTCCCTTTTAAAAGAATCGTTCGAAAGGACCGAAGGTCCTGTATCTTTCTTTTCATTCTTATCCTTCTTATCCTTCTTGTATGTGTCCATTTGTTGTCCATTTGTTGTCCATTTGTTGTTCACTTTGCTGTCTTCCTTCTGATATGTACCCCAGTTTTTAATTGTTATAACAGTGTATTTGTTTGTTTTCTGTTGTTCTATTTGATGTTCATTTTCGAGGTAGTTTAACATTCTGTAGATATTACTCGAAGGTATACCTGTCTGTTCTGCGAGTTTCTTTCTACCAGTTAATAGCTGCCCACTCTTAAGGGTCTGTTTGTGATTGTTCCATATGAAGGTGGATTCTTCATGATTAGCCATAAGGAGTAGATGAACCCATAAGGCCATATACTCTGGTTTGTTTGAAATGGGATTATTTAATAAACTCCTATGTAGCTTTACCCACCCCTGGTTACTCACTAGCTTTTTCCTCTTCTATGAGTCTATATCTTCTTAAGTCACCCATAAGGGATTTGTTTGAATAAACCTCATCTAAGAAAGAGACCCTTATATCACAAAACTCCTGAAACATATCAAGGAGCTCTTCAGTATCATCAGAGTATGTATCATATTTTTTCGTAACCTCACTTATTCTCCAAGATGTTTTTGATATAAAGTCTAATTCACCTATTATATCAAAGATTATTTTACGCACCTTTCGTGCATCTCCATTATCATTAGCCTTACTATTGTTGTTGTTATTATTGTCCATTGTTTTCTCCCTGTCGTATAGGGGGATAGGAATTGAATGGAGACCTATCCGCCCATATAACAATTCAATTAAAAATTAAACACCATTCATGCTTCATATAACTTCACTCTGTTTGTAATCCCATTCAATTTAGATACTGTTTACATTCTACCACACCCCTCTTTATTTGTCAAGCCCTTGACAGGCTATAGGATATATGGTATGATATATAAATGAGTAATAAAAGTCCACAAGAAATAGCTCCTAGACACCATTTAGCAGAGGCAGAAGCCCCTGTTAGAGCGATGATTTTAGCAGAGTTACCATACAAAGAGAAGGTACGTGTCACTGAAAACCTAGTAGAATCAGCTATGACTATGGGGTTAATAGACCCAAATCAGATTAGAGAGTGGTTAGCTGTAGATACTATCGGTATCAAGTCCATCAAGTTTGCTATATCAAATATCAAATCAAGGTGGTTAGAGGAAACATCAGATGGTTATGAGTATGCTAAGGAGCAGAGAGCTACCCAGATTAAGAAAGCATGGGAAGAGATAAGAGAATGTGAGCTTATGTATAAGAAGGCTAAGTCAATAGCCGATAAGGTTAAGGTTAAGAAGCTACAATTAGAATGGTTACAGTACGTTTCAAGGTTAAGTTTTGTAGATAAACTAGTTGAGTCAACCACACCAGACATGCAGATAGTAGTCAATGGGGGTATGACCGTAGAGGAAAAACATGAATAAAGTAGACCTATGGCACACAGTACACAAGGGAGGTAAGGTAACTAACCAACCACACGATGGACAGAAGGCTGTTCTTGCAAGCTCAGCTAGATTCAAGGTAGTTGTATGCGGACGTAGATGGGGTAAGAGTATGTTCGCAATCATAACCCTTATTACAGAGGCGTTAAAGACCCCTAATGGATTATACTGGTACATAGCACCTACATATAAACAGGCTAAGAATATCGCATGGAGATTCCTGCTATCTAGATTGTTATTGTTTCCTAAATGGTACAAAGACAAGGTACATACAGAGAAGAACGCACTGATAATAGAGTTTCCAAATGGTTCTATCATAGAGTTAAAGGGTGCACAGGACCCTGATTCACTGGTAGGCTCAGGACTAGATGGTGTTGTATTGGATGAATATGCCATGGATGTATATGGTGTGTCACCCGTATGGAAAGAAGCTATTAGACCATCTCTATCAGACAGACAGGGTTGGGCTATATTCATATCTACACCTAGAGGTTACAATCACTTCTATGATTTGTATGAATACGCTGACTCAAGTAAGGATGATGACTGGGAGTCATGGAGAATGCCTACTGATACGAATCCATTTATAGCTAAGAGAGAATTAGATTCTGCTTTAAGAGAGATTGGTGAAGACCTCTTCTCCCAAGAGTATGGTGCAGAATTCAGGAAGAGAAGTGGATTGGTTTATAAGGAGTTTGATAGGAAGATACACGTGATAGATGAGATGGAACCATGTGATATACCAAGCAAGTGGAAGCTTGAGATAGGTATAGACTTCGGTACATCACACCCTACTGCTGCATTGTACGTTATGTTTGACCACGTAACAGATGCTGCTTACATAGTGGATGAACACTACGAGAGTAACTGGACTACAGATAAACACCTAGCTGCAATGAAAGCAAAGGAAGATTACTGGATGATAGACAGGGGTCGTAAGACACCTAAGAGAATGGCTGACAGCCAAGCTAGGCAGTTTAGATTAGACTACGCTGATAAGGGATACTACACCACACCAACGCCTAAGGGTGACGGTAGTGTAGACAGGGGTATAAGTGAAGTAAGAAAGAGACTGGAGAAGGATATGATAACGAATAAGCCACAGCTATTCATATGCCGTAACTGTGTTCATACCATAAGAGAGTTCGAGAACTATCTATGGAAGAGCTACAACGATGAAGCTATAGAGGTTGATGAGAACATGATACTGGCTAATAAGAAACAGGATGCACCTAAGAAGATATTCGATGATGCTATGGATGCATTGAGATATGTAATTCAATACCATTCTATTGGTGGAGAACAGTACATAAGGAGAAACACAAGGAAGGTACGTAACCCTATTACCGGCTTTTGATTATGGGAGGAAACAGGTATATTTATATAAATTTTTACAATATTTAATATGAAGGTTAGAATAAAAAACAACCGACTAGCGTTAGAGAATCACACAGCAGACTTGTCAAAGTTAAAGGACACCAAGCTATATGAGATAGCAGCTAAGTACCAGATAGGTACACGAAGACTTGTTATGAAGGAAGTCCCTTTCATTTCAAGGGGTAGGTCTACAACTAGACTAGAAGAATCTTTTGAGCAGAAGACTCCACAGGAGATTGCTAATGAGATAAGGAGAGTTCTTACAATTACTTACTTTATTCCAAGAGAGTATATGACAGAGGAGCAGGAGGCTGCATTCACATCAAACGATTTGTTTAATGAGAAGGACATCACAAAAGAGAATCAAGTAAAGATGGCAGCAGACATAAAGGTTTCACTTCCACCATTTGAAAGTACAGGAGACGTCATCAAAGAGGCTGGTTTGTATAAGGATATAACCCAAATGCAATGGGATTACCTAAAGACTACATTCAACAGTAAGTTTACTAGAGTTAAAGACGACGAAGGTAGAACACTTAGAAAGAAAAAGACGTATGTTAATAGGATAATGAAGGTACAGGACATACCAGAGAACGAGGAAGACCAGAAAACAATAGACGAAGCAAACAAAGCTGAAGAAAAAGATATCGAGAAGAAGGTTATTGACAAAAAGTAGCCCATAGTGTAGAATATAGTACATGAATTTATAGGAGACTTAACGTGAGCATAAGCAAACCTTCACTAGGCAGTTATCTAGACGGTCCTAGTACAAAGTACGAGCCCAATTATAAAGTATGGGCAAACAAATCAGAGTGGAAGTTAGTAGGAAAGATTAGAGACAGGATACAGACAATGTATAATGCTCGTCAATCTAGCTGCTACCTAATAAACTATGATGGAACAAAGAGTTGGGATACCCATTGGAGCTTACTAGAGAAAGACTACTTGATGTGGTCTGAATTTGGTGGGAATGATGACTGGACCAGTAATTTAAAATCAAGTATATCTTACAGAACCACTGCATCATTAGATGCTAAGGAGAGAAAGCAAGATATCAAGTTTTTAATAGAGGCAAGGAACGAGAGTGATGAGAGTAAGGGTAGAGCTATTACATATAGGTATATGTTTGAAGACTACTTTAGAAGAAACACAGAGGTAAGATACCGATACTTAGATGTATCAAAGGTATCAAAGATTAAGGGTACAGGCGTAGCTTATATACCTTATACAATCAAAATGAGAGAAGTCAGTATGCCTATGGATATGGACTTTACTAAGGAAGATATGGAAGCAGGTAAGTTACCTGAAGCAGAGTTTGAGGATAAGATTAAGGTTGATTTTGAGGATGTAGATTTCCTACCATGGCAGTTAGAAGACTTCTATGTAGACCCTAATGCACAGAACCTACACGGTACAGACCATCCTGCTACAGATGCAGCTGGTATTCTTTACTTAACACCAAGTCAAGTAAGGTTAATGTTCCAAGGCAATCCAAACATAAAGAACTTAGATAAGATAGGGAGTGGTTCAAACGGAGAGAGTTATGCTTCACCATTCTTTAATGTTCCTAAAGATATAGAGAAAGGTTATGGAGAGTTAATATACTACTACAACGTAGAGACAGACTCAGAGGTTATCATATACGACGATATCCTATTGAGTGACAATCCAATCCCATACATAGACAAAGAGATTCCATTTGTAGCGTTTCACTTCATAAGACACCCAGGACAATTTTACGGAATGGGAGTTGGAGATGTTACGATACAGCAATCATCAGAGGATTCAGCAATTAAGAATGCAAGATTAGATAGAATACATTTCACAACTAATCCACCTACACTAGTAGGAGCATCTATATTCGGAGACCTAGATGACCAATGGCAGAGAATGGAACCTAACGCTATAATAAAAGTTGGAGACGTTTCACAGGTTAAACCTTTGGAGTACCCAACAATACCATTTGATTCATTCAGAATATCTGAGGAGTTAAAGGATGAAGCTGTTATGAACACTGGTATCAACCCACAGGGTATGTCATTACCAATGAGTTCTACACCAGCTACTAATACGTTATCAATGAAAGAGACAGCTAGCGACATGACTAACATGTACGCAGACAACAGGATGAGAGGCATGGGTGATTGGGGATGGCTACTAGGTAGTAGGTTCTCACAGTTCTACTCACAGCCAACAAAGAAATCTGCTCTAGAATTAGATAAGAAAGAAATGAGAGAGTTGAGACTGGAAGACATAGACCTTTACAAAGATGATAAAGGAAACTACAAGCACAGAGAAATCAAAGGTGCAAAGATAATTCCTTTAGAGAAGGAGATGTTCGAGTGGGAGGGAGAGAAGAGAATATATATAAGTCCAGACTTTATATCTCCAATATCACACGCCTTTAAGATGAGGAAAGCACAGGAAGTATTACCACAGCTTATACAGTTAGCTGGTAACCCAGGTGTACCATCACAAGACGGACAAGAACCAGTGATAGACATTAGGAAACTAGTTAAGTGGTACCTAGATGAGCTAGACATGAGAGACAACGAGTTCTTAATAGACGAAGGAGAAGATAAGGTTGAGGAGATTAGACAAGCACAGACACAGCAAGAGGAGATGCAAGAGGGTAAGGAGATACCAGGTAGACCAGGAGAGCCTGTAGCCCATAGGTATGCACACTCAATTGAACTTAGAATGCTTAATGATACAATAGCTTCTGATGAGTATATGATGATGATAGAATCACAAGACCCACAGATGCAACAGTTCACGATGGCTCTAGATGGATACAGGAAAGACTTAACAGAGCACTTGAGAATAGATAGTTTGTTAGCAGCACAAGCATCAGAGGCAGCAATAGCAGATGCAGATGCAGTAACACAAAGCATAGAACAACTTAAGCAATCGTTAATGGGAGGTGGAATGCCACAACAGGGTGGACAACAAGGAATGACACAGCCAGGAAACAACATGGTTAACATACCAACGGTAACAGGCAATCAAGGATTACCTAACCAGGGTGGTATGCCAGTTCCTAATAAAATGGGACAAGAAGATGTGATGGGTCAGATGGGTGGTTCAGCAGCTAGAATGTAATTTAAGGAACAATACAATGGACAAAATAACTAAGGCAGAAACTGAAGCAAGAATGAAGTTGATAGCAAACATAGTGAACTCAGAAGGATGGCCCTTTATGAAGGGTATCGCAGAGGAGTATGCTATGGTAGCACAGAATGAAATTAGGAAAGCTGATACGCAAGAAGATGTACTAGCAGCGGGATATCAGTACAAGTATGGAGTCAAAGCTTTGAACGAAGTGTTCTTAAAAGCAGAGATGATTAAGGAAGAGCTTGACAGATAGCATCGACCTATAGTATAATGGTAATAAGATAAGGGTTGTTAGACTATCTATCCGTGCACAGATGGATAGCGACCATAGCCCTTATGGCTCATTTAAATTCTATATACAAATATAATGACAGACGTAGACACAATAGGTGTGGACCCTTCAACAGAAGTAACTCCAGAACCATCTACAGAAACTCCCTCCACGCTTGAGAGTGGTAACGGAGAAGGTTCAGATACTCAAGGAACGCAAGAAGACTGGAAATCTAAGTACGAGTCAGTCAACGAGAGATATTCAAATAGCTCACGTGAAGCAAACAAGTACAAAGAACAGTATGAGGAAACTCAGAAAGAGTTATTGGGAACTGTAACAGGTTCAAGAGATACCTTCGAAACATATGTTGATAAAAAGGAACTCTCCCCAGAGCAAAAGGAGTACTACATGAATATGTATGATACACAGCTAGCACCAAAAGTATTAGCCGAAACTAAAGCAAAGGGAACAGAGACATCCGTTAACAGCACTTCTCCTTCTATATTGCCTAAAGAGCCTATAAGCCCTGAAAGACAATCATGGATGAACAGAATGGATACCGAAGAGAAAACAAAACTCACCGCACAGTCAGAAGCAACACAGGCTTTCTTCGGAGAACCAGTGAATAAAGAATTACCTATGACCGTTCAAGAATCGATACGGGCAACCGCAGCGATGCTAGATAGGGAGTATGGATATAAGCCAGCAGAGGCTCTACAGGTCGCAAAGAAAAGGATACTAGAACCAGAGGCTATTAAAAACGAGGGATACGCAGAGGGAGTCAGGGACTCTATGACAGGTGGTATAAGCAGAGGAGGAATTGGTGGTGGTGTAAATCAAAAAGATACGATACATCTACCTTCAAAGGACGAAGCTTTTGTACAACTTGAAATACAGAGGAAGGGACTTACTGGCGAATCCGCAAACAAGTTTAGACGCACTTATGCCGATAGATTGGCAAAAAGAAGCTAATTAATTTAACAGGATATAACAATGAAAATTGTAAAATACGGAGACGGAGCATCAAGCAGACCTTACGAAAGATTACTAGTACTTAACAGTGCAGTTCTTTATGTAGGTGGAGTTGTAAAATTATCACCAGGTGGTGTTGATGGAGCAGATGCAGTCACAGATACTATCTATGGAATATGTCATGGGTTTATGATGGAGAGCGGAAGCACCCCATTATCACTCGCAACAGACGGTTCACATGATGGGACTTTGGTAGCAGGAACAAGCTTTACAGCAGCTTCTGATAACCAAACTGTAGAATCTGTAGTAGCACTTGTGGAACCAATACTTCCAGGAGATGTTATTAGAGCAGAAGCAGACGCAACTTTAGGAACCACAACTGGTTCTGATTTAGTAGGTTATTACATTGATGTTTTAACAACTGACGAGAGAACACTAGACGAGAGCAACACAGGCTCAAGTCAATTACAGTTCTTAATAGTTGGCCAACCTAACGTTGGAAATTACGTAGATGTAAAATTGGTTGAAAACCAAATGAACGGTACAGTAGGAGCATAATAGTTCCAAACAAATATATAAATTATAGATAAAATATAGCAATGGCTATGAATACAAGTGGAAAATCAGAACTTACAGCACCAGGTGTTGAGGTTTGGATTCAAGAAGAAGCTGATAATGCTATGATAAAGACTTTGTTAAACAGAGTTTTTACAGTAGAAAGCACTAGCAGACTTTACGAAGATGATTCTAGCTGGGCAGGAATCGACTACCCTGAGTTGGTAGGAGAAGCAGCCTCATCCCCAGAAGATGACCTATTATTAGGTTATACATGGAGATATGAATTGAATACATATAAGAGAAAAATGGCTATCACAAGCCTTTTGAATAAAACAGACTTATACGGTATTGCAAAAGCAGAGGACATGTCTAGAGAATTAGCAAAGAAAGCAGCACAAGGAAGAGATGTTAACGCATTCTCACTCTTTAGAAATGCTCATGATAGCGACTACGTTTACGGCGATGGTATGCCTTTAATATCAGTACAACATCCTAGAAAAGATGGTGGAACTGCACAAAGAAATACTTTCTTAGACGGTGTACAAGATGCACTTTCTTATGACGCATTAAAAGATTTAGAAGATGTAATGTACGAGGTATACTCTAATAAGGGAATCCCTCTAAACATCGGATTAGAAAGCAAATTACTATTGATGGTAACCCCATTCAACAGAGAACAAGCTCTTCAGATTTCTGAAGCAGATATGATTCCTGGAAGTGTTGACGAATCAGTTAACTACTTCAAAGGTAGAAACATGGATGTTCTAATAAATCCTTATATGAGTCACAGATTCGCTTATAAGGAAGGAGAAACAGCCTCTACAGATAGGGAGACCTATGATGCAAGGTATTTCTTAATGGACCCATCTTATTCTAAGAAACTTTTGAAATTTAAACAATTACAAAACTTCGAAGTTAAGGCTTGGGAAGATGAAGATACAGATGTAATGTATGCTAAAGTAGCAGACGTTTACGGATTCGGTATCTCCGGATGGTATGGTATTACAGGCTCACTAGGAGATGGTACTACACAAACTGCTTAATACACAGTGAAGGTTTCTGGGGGTGAACCTTAATCACCCTCACCCGAACAACTAAGTTGACATGGCGGGTATACCATGGTAAAATAGATTAGTTAATAT